ATCAGATTTTCGCGGGAGTGGAATTGTGGGGGGGGGGTGTGAGCGGCAGGGGGCGTAAGCCGGCGATTGGCGGGGCGATGTACGACCCGGCCGACTGGCGCGTTTCCGCCGACGCCGCCGTGGCGCTCGACGCGCTGCCGCCGCCGCCCCGGTGGCTGGGGACGGACGGCGCCGATTTCTTTCGCGCGCTGGTCGCCGGCCTTGCCCGCGAGCGAGCGCTGGCGCGCGAGGACATGGCGCTGCTGGTGCGGGCGGCCTCGGCGTACCAGGAGGCCATCGGGCTGGACCGCGAGATCCATCGCAGCGGCGGCCTGCTGGCCGAAAGCGAGAAGGGCGGCAAGTGGCTGAGCGGCGAAGCGCAGGCGCGCGCCTATTGCGAGCGCCGGCTTGACCGCGCGCTGATGCAGCTCGGCCTCGGCTCGGCGCTGGCGCGGCTGAAGGTGTTCGGCGCCGCGCAGACCGATTTCTTCGACCGGCTGGGCGCGGTCGCCGCCGGGCCGCGGCCCGAGGCGGACCCGACCGACCCGTACGCCCAGTTCCACTGAGGGCATGAACGCGCCGCTGTGCGCCCGCTGGCTGCGGGCGGAGGCCTATGTCGCCGACGTGCTGTCGGGCGCGGCCGGGGCGGGGCGGCTGGAGCGGCAGGCGGCGGCGCGCCACGCCCGCGACGTGCAGCGCGCGGCGGCCGGCGGGCCATGGCGCTTCGACGCCTGGCGCGCCGAGAAGGCGCTGCGGTTCATCGAAAGCCTGCCCCATGTCGCGGGCGAGCTCGCGGCGCAGGGCCGCCTGCTGACGCTCGAAGGCTGGCAGGCGTTCTGCATCGGATCGATCTTCGGCTGGGTCGCGGTCGAGACCGGGCTGCGGCGGTACCGCACCGCCTACCTCGAGGTGGCGCGCAAGAACGGCAAGAGCACGCTGCTGTCGGGCGTGTCGCTCTACTGCCTCGCGCTCGACGGCGAGGCCGGCGCGCAGGTCTATTCGGCGGCGACGACCAAGGAGCAGGCGCGCAAGGTGTTCGATCCGGCGCGCGAGATGGCGCGCCGCACGCCCGCGCTGCTGAACACCGCCGGCGTGCGCGTGCTGCAGCACCGCATCGAGCATCCCGGTTCGCTGTCGGTGTTCCTGCCGCTGGCGAGCCAGACAAACAGCCTCGACGGCTCCAACCCGCACTGCACGGTGGTCGACGAGCTGCACGCGCATCTGAAGCGCGACGTCTGGGACGTGATGGGATCGGGCTCTGGCGCGCGGCGCCAGCCGCTGATGATGGCGATCACCACCGCCGGATCGAACCTCGCGGGCGTCTGCTACGAGGAGCGCGCCTACCTGGAGAAAATCCTCGCGGGCGTTTTCGACGACGACCGCTATTTCGGCGTGATCTACGCCATCGACGACGAGGACGACCCTTTCGACCCGGCAATATGGCGCAAGGCCAACCCCAACATCGGGGTCAGCGTCGATGCGGGCTACCTGGCCGGCGAAGCGGCCAAGGCGGGGCGCATCGCCACGCGGCGCGGCGAGTTCCTGCGCAAGCACTGCTGCCGCTGGAGCGCGGCCGGCGTTGGGGCCTTCGACTTCGAGCGCTGGAAGGCCGCGGTCGAGCCGGACCTGACGCTGGCGGATTTTGCCAACGCGACCGGCGTGCTTGTCGGGCTGGACGGCTCGAAGACCGATGACCTGACGTCGCTGTGCGTGCTCGGCTGGCGCGGACGCGAGCTGCTGGTCTGGACCGAGCACTGGGCGAGCGAGGACGCCGCGCAGGACGAGGGCGCGGACCATCTGCGCCGCTGGGCCGACGAGGGCTGGCTGACGCTGTGCCCCGGCGCGCTGATCGACATGGGGCTGCCGAGCGGCGAGGAGCCGGACGGCGCGCCCGGCCTGATCCACCGCCGGCTGCTGGAGATCGCGGCGCAGCTGCCGGTCGCGGAGGTTGCTTTCGATCCGATGTACATGGGCGGTCTGGCGCAGGCGCTGGCGGCGCGCTGGGGCGATGCGCCGGCGCTGGTCGAGCAGCGGCAGAACGTCATGAGCCTCGATCCGCCGCTGCGCACGGCGCAAGGGCTGATCCGTGACGGGCGCATCCGCCACCGCGATGACCCGGTGATGAACTGGATGGTGCTTAACGCCCGCGCCAAGCCGGCCGGCGAGTTCCTGCGGCTGTTCAAGCAGTCGCCTGTGGCGAAGATCGACGGGGTGCAGGCGATGCTGACGGGGATGGCGCGGATGGAGGCCCCGGCGGAGGAGCGGACGCCGCAGATGACCGGCGCGATCATCCGCGCGCGGGGCGGCCTGCTGTGAGCCTGTTCGGGCGCCTGCTGCGCGGCGTGGTCAACCTTGCGCATCCGCGCGATCCGGGCCTTGCGCGAATGTTCGCGGCGGGCGGCGACGTCGCCGGCGTGACGGTCAACGAAACCACGGCGATGGGCGTGGCGGGCGTGTTCGCCGCAGTGAACGTGATCGCCGAGACCATCGCCAGCGCGCCGCTGCATGTCTATCGCCGCGCCAAGGACGGCTCACGCGACCGCGCCGACGATCACCCGCTGCACGCGATCCTGCATGACCGGCCCTGCGCGTGGATGACGTCTTTTGAATGGCGCGAGGGCGCGGTGCGCGACGCCTGCCTGCATGGCGACGCGCTGTTCGAGCAGGTCACCGACGCCGCCGGCCGGCTGGTCGAGCTGCGCCCGCTGGCGCCGTGGGGCTACGCCGTGCAGCGCCGCGACGACGGCTCGCTGCGCTACGTCATGCCGGACGGGCGGGTGCTGCTCGACGACGAGGTGCTGCGGCTGCCCTACAAGCTCGGCCGCGACGGCCGCGCGCTGTCGCCGCTGGATCTGCACCGGCACACGTTCGGCGTCGCCATCGCGGCGCGCCGCCACCAGGCGGCGGTGCTGGGCAACGCCGCGCAGCCGAAAGGCGCGCTGGAAATCCCGACGGTGCTCAAACCCGAGGACGCCAAGCTGCTGCGCGAGGACTGGGAGCGCAAGCATGGCGGGCCGGACAACGCCGGCCGTGTCGCCATCCTCGACGGCGGCATGACGTGGAAGCAGATCGGCATGTCCAACGAGGATGCGCAGTTCGTCGAGATGGTCAACCTGACGCTCGACGACATCGCGCGCATCTACCGCGTGCCGCCGCACAAGATCGCCAAGCTCGATCGCGCGACCTTCGGCAACATCGAGCGCCAGAGCATCGAGTTCGTGCGCGACACGATCCTGCCCTGGGCGCGCCGGCACGAGGAGCGGTTCAACGGCTGGCTGCTGCGCCCGGCTGAGCGGCGCGAGTTCTTCGTGGCCTATGATTTGAAGGGCTTCCTGCGCGGCGACGCCAAGGCGCGCGCCGAGTTCTATCGCCAGATGTTCTATGTCAGCGCGATCAGCCCGAATGAAATCCGCAAGCTCGAAGACCTCGCGCCCATCGGGCCGGAGGGCGACCGATATTTCGTGCAGGGCGCGACGGTGCCGGTGGACATGCTGGGCCGCGTCGCGGCCGGCGATACGCCAAGGGGAGACCGCGATGAAGCCTGAACGCCGCATGTGCGGCGGCGTCGCGCTGCGCGCCGCCACGCCGCCGGAGACATGGCCGGAGCCCGGCAATGAGCCGGCATGGCCCAAAGTCGTGCGCGGCTATGCGGCGCGCTTCAACGCGCTGTCGGATGATCTGGGCGGCTTTCGCGAGATGATCGCGCCGGGCGCCTTCGCGGGCGTGCTGGGCGACGACGTGCGCGCGCTGATCGACCATCGCTCGGAGATGATCCTAGGGCGCACCAAGGCGGGCACGCTGCGGCTGCGCGAGGACGATGACGGGTTGGCGGTCGAGATCGACCTGCCCGACACGCAGATCGCGCGCGACCTGGCCGCCAGCATGGCGCGCGGCGACGTCGACCAGATGAGTTTCGGTTTCACCGTGGACCGCGACGACTGGGCGATCACCGAAGACGGCGTGGTGGTGCGCACGATCGAGGCGCTGTCGGGGCTGTTCGACGTCAGCGTGGTGACCTTTCCGGCCTATCCGCAGACCGAGGCCTCGCTGCGCAGCCGCGCGGCGGCGGTCAGCGGCGCGCGGCGACGGCCGCTGAACATCGCGCGGGCGCGGCTCGCGGCGATCTGACCTCCCCACGATTCCGCTGGGGTTCCCGGCCGCTGCGGAGCGGCTTTCATCACGAACAGGAGATCGGCATGGCCGACCTGAAAGCGCTCCGCGAGGAGCGGGCGAAACTGGTGCAGGACGCGCGCGCGGTGATCGAGGCCGCGGGCGACGAGGTCGGCGCCGAGGCGCAGGCGCAGTTCGACGCGCTGATCGCCAGGGCCGAAGATCGCGGCCGGGTGATCGCGCGCGAGGAGCAGCTGCGCGACCTCGAGCGCGCCGCGGCGCTGCGGCAGGACGAGGAAGATCGTGGCCGCGGCCGTACGACCGCCGGCGGCGACAAGGCCGAAGCCTTCGGCAAGTGGCTGCGCACCGGGCGCATGTCGCACCAGCTGGAAACGCGCGCGCTGCAGGCCGATGACGGCGACGACGGCGGCTACATCGTGGCGCCTCAGACCTTCGTGTCGAACCTGATCAAGTTCGTCGACGACCAGGTGTTCATCCGCAACCTCGCCAGCAAGTACCAGATCGCCACGGCCGGCTCGATGGGCGCGGCCGAGCTGACCGCCGACCCCGCCGATGCGGACTGGACCACCGAGCTGCAGACCGGCGGCGAAGACAGCACGATGAAGTTCGGCAAGCGCGAGCTGTACCCGCACCCGATGGCCAAGCGGATCAAGATCAGCAAGGATTTGATCCGCAAGTCGGTGATCGGCGTCGAGCAGCTCGTGCAGCAGCGGCTGGGCTACAAGTTCGCCGTGACCGAGGAAAAGGCGTTCATGACCGGCACCGGCGACAAGCAGCCGCTGGGCGTGTTCACCGCTTCGGCGTCGGGCATCTCGACGGCGCGCGACGTCTCGGCCGGCAACACCACCACCGAAATCAAGGCCGACAACCTGATCGAAGTGAAGTACAAGCTGAAGGCGCAGTACATGCGCACCGCCGTCTGGGTGTTCCACCGCGACGGCATGAAGCAGATCGCCAAGCTGAAGGACGGCGAAGGCCAGTACCTGTTCCGCGTCAGCCTGACCGAGCTGGAGCCGGACCGGCTGCTGGGCCGCCCGCTCTACATGAGCGAGTATGCGCCGAGCACCTTCACCACCGGCCTCTATGTCGGCATCTTCGGCGATTTCAGCCATTACTGGATCGCCGACGCGCTCGACATGCAGATGCAGCGCCTCGACGAGCTCTACGCCGAGACCAACCAGGTGGGCTTCATCGCCCGCCGCGAGACGGACGGCGCGCCGGTGCTGGCCGAAGCCTTCGCCCGCGTCAAGCTGGCCTGATCCCGGCGGCGGCGCCGAGCGGGCGCCGCCCTTCACCCTGACCCGGTGATCCGGGCATTGGAGAGCGAACCATGTTCCACATTCCGCTGCTGCCGAACATCGACGTGCGCGAAGTCGCCGCGCCGGTGGCCAACGCCAGCAACACCGACAGCAACTCCGACCGCATCGACCTGGCGGGCTACGAGGGTGTCATCTTCGTCTGCCCGCTGGAGGACAGCGCCGCCACCGGCGTCGCCACGCTCAAGGTCGAGCAGAACACCGCCGACAGCGACACCGGCATGGCCGCGCTTGCGGGCGCGACGGCCACCGCCACCTGCGCGGTGAACGACGACCTGAACGGCAAGCTGCTGATCCTCGACGTGTTCAAGCCGCGCGAGCGCTACGTGCAGGCGGTCCGCACCTCGGCGACCGCCAACATCGCCTTCGGCACGGTCACCGCGATCCTGTACGGCGCGCGCAAGCTGCCGGTGACGGCGCACACCACCGTTCAGGCCTCGGCGTCGGTGACGTCGCCGGCCGAGGCGTGACGCCATGAGCAACGTCGCGAACTATGCCGAGCAGGGCGGCGCGCTCGACGTGATCGGCGGCGAGCTGCGGCTCGCCGCGGGCGGCCGGCTGACCGTCGCGCTTGGCTCGGCGACGGCGTCCGCGGGCGCGGCGACCGCCTCGGGGATCGCCGGCAAGATCACGTCGGAGGCGCTGACGACCGCGCAGAACGCGGTCTACACGCTGACGCTGACCAACGACCAGATCGCCGCGGGCGACGTCGTGGTGGCCTCGGTCGCCAACGGCACCAACACGCAGGGCACGCCCATCATCGGGCGCGTCACGCCGTCGGCGGGGCAGGTGGTGGTGCTGGTGATCAACCAGCACCCCTCGGCGCAGGCGCTGAACGGCACCATCGTGGTGAGCTACGCCGTCGTGAAGGCGGCGTGAGCGAACAGCAGGACGCGCCCGCCGCCGAGGACGCGGCGGGCGCAGCGGCGGCGGCGGCGACCGAGCCGGTCGCCGCAAAACCGGCCGGGCGCGCCGAGCGCGCGGTCAAGCCGCGCTACGTGCGCCGGGCGCCGTGGAGGGATCATGGCTGACAATTTCGAGGAATACCGCCTCTCGCTGACCGCGCCGGCCGAAAAGCTGGTGGCGATCACGCCGGCCGATTCAGATCTGGCGGAGGTGACGCGCGGCCTGTGGGTCGGCGGCGCGGGCACGCTGGTGGTGACCGGGCCCAAGGGCGGCGCGGTGACGATCACGTCGCCGGCCGGCGTGTATCATCC